GTTTCTTTAAACAATAATGATTTAGCATTATTAATATCTGTTTGTATTTCTAATTGTCTTAATTTAGCTGTTAATGAATTTTTAGCCGCACCATATTGCAATGTAGAACCAATTAATTCTTTTCCAACATTTGCAAGTGTACTACTAGCTTGTGTGCCTGTAGTTAAACTTCTATTGCTTTGTAAATTTACACCGCCTGTTGAATCATTATATCTTGGTATCTTCATAAGTTATCCTATATCTTGCTGGACTAAATACTGTTTGTTTTGTTCCATTATTATCTTCGGTTGTTGTCCATGCTTTAAAATCTTCTCCTGCTTTTGGTTTTGTTTTACTATATCCTTCAAAAATCATTTTTTCATCATCCCACACTTTTATTAAATACATTAACCAATGCCTTTAGTTTCCGCTATTTTTTTATTAGTTTTATATGTATCATATCCTATTCCTGCTTGTAATAATGTACTTCCCATTTTATATGTTTCACTTGCTATTAAACCTGCCGCTTCTGCATTGTCTGCCATTGCTTTAGAATAAATACCTTTTTCCATCCACATCATATCTTCATAATATTCTTTCATATCTGCTGATGCCATAATTAATGGAGAACCTGTAAACTGAATACCGCTACCTGCAACTCTTGCTCTTTGTTCACTTAACAATTTAGCTTGTTTTTTTGCAAGTTTAGTTTTGTCATGAAGATATTGTAATTTTCTATCGTAATTTCTCCATGCTTGATTAGCTTTTATATTTTTAATGTTTTGCTTATGACCCATTATTGTAAGACCTGTGCTTACTGCCATCATTGCTGGTACAAACCATGCCATATTATTTAATCTCCTTAATCACTTGTTACTAATGTTCCTGTTATTCCTAAAATAGTCATAGGTAAAGGTTGTGTTTGTTCAACTTGTATTTGCCCTTCTCTATCCCATCCTAAATTACTTACTCGTTTATCACCAGAAAATTCTGGTATGTCTTGACCCATTGGTGTAGCAGATGTTCTAAATGGTAATTGATCTCCATTTATAGTTATTCCTACACTTTTATGTAATCTTACAACTACTTCATTATACCTTTTTTTTCGTGCTTGTGCAGTACCAGATTGTGAACCTGCTTCTATTTTCATAGTTTTTAATTTAGATATATAACCTAATCCTATTTCTATACTTTTATACCCTGTTTGTGCAGGTAATGTAACTGTTATTGATCCAGCACTTACAGTTTGATTAGGATATACTGCATCACCTACTAATATTTGTACTTCTTCCCCTTCAAGATGATTTAGGCCTGTTACTATTGTTGTACCTGCGTTTACTATTGCCGACAATGTACAATCCATATTTAATGTTGGGTCTAAATATTCTACATATTTTTTAATTGTTCCATTTATTCTTCTTTCAACTAATAACCAAACTTGGTTTTCAGATGATTCATTTATAGATGTAATACTTTTAATTTTTGCTTTTGTTGTAAATGTATGACTTGCACCAGACCCAGCAGATATTTGTGTAATAGTTCTATCTACTGCTTGTGAATATGTATCTGCTAATTCTATTGTGTTAGCATCCCTACGATAAACATAATATGTTTGACCTTCTACTAATTGTGGTATTTTTGTACCACCACCTGCATTGTAAACAACTGCATCACCTGTAGATAACCCATGTGATGATATAGTTACATAACCATTAAAATTAGCATCAGATGTATATGTTGTTACTGCACTTGCACCATTAAATGTATATTTATTTGATCCACCAAATATATGTCTATGCCATGCAATTACATCTTCTTCTCTTTGATATGTTAAACCTAATAATGTTCCGTCAGTTCTACAAGCCCAATAAATAGAATCTGGTTCTTGTGCATAATCAACATCTACTATTCCTGTGTCTGTAATATGTTCTGCTAACAATGTCATGTCTGGTGCTAAATATGCATCATCTTCAAATCTATAAGAAAATTCTCTTACTTTTCTTTGTTGTCTTTGTACAAATAATACAGCATTACCAATTTGTGTTGGTGCTGTTGTATAACCACCATATGTAGTTTGTTGTGATATATTTACATTATCTGGTTTTAATGGTTCACCTGTTGGTCTTCCTACTTTAAATTCACCACCAACTGTACCTACAATTAAATCTCTTGCAGGTGCTAACCATCTAATTACATTAACTCTATTAGCCGCAATAGTATAAATAAATGCATCTGCCGCACTAGCATCCCCTGCATCAAAATTTTCATATAAACCAGATTGTGATGCCCATACTGTTTGTGGATATGATGTAGAACCACCAAATACTAATCTTTGTTCAAAAAATGATACTGTTCTAGGATAACCATTAGCAACACACCATGCACCTAATGCCCATGTAGCATTTGCATTTGTATTTGCAAAATTTTCTGTTGTTGTTGCAGTTACAGATGTACCAGAAGAATATGCTGTTATTTTTGCGTGGCCATCACCTATGCTAATTAATCTTCCAACATCAGATGCTACAAATGTAGATGTAGATGCTGTAATTGTAACAGAACCAGAAGTTCCGCTTGGTGTCATTGTTGTGCTAGATGTATTTGTATCTAAATATGGCCCTTTTTCAAAATCTACATCTGTTAATGACCAAGATGTATGTCCTGTTCTAGTTAATTTTCTAGGAGTATGATCTGGGTGTACAATGTACATAACATCTGCTGACTGTGTAAATTGTAAATCATATATTTGTGATGATGTATATGTAGTAGTTATTTGATATGCTCTTGATGCTGTACCGCCAGATGTATATGTGTCATAACTTGTAGAATTTTCACCAGATAATTCAAATGTATTTGTTGTTTTATTTGCTACTGTAAATCTTCTTCCATTTAATCTAGTCATTCCTACAATGCCAGAAATCCAAACATCATCACCATTACTAAATCCATGTGAATTAGCTGTTACTACAGCAGGATTTGCTTTTGTTATTGCTGATATTGTTTTTGCACTTTCTGTAATTTGTCCGTTGTCTTTAAAAAATCTTATATAATTATTACCTAATTCTAAACAATAAGATTGTGTAATACTAAATTCAAATGGTATTAATCTAACTGTTGTAGATGAATCTTTTACTTCTGCTACAAATCTACTACCATTTCTTCTTTGACAACCGCCTTGTGGAAATACAGTAAGATTTTCCATTACTTCTACACCATTGTTATATTTTTTAAAATCTACTTGACCTGCAAGTTTAGGTGTTAATTCACCAGCAGTAAAATTTGTTTGAAAGGGATGTACTCTTGCCATTAATCTTTCCTAAAGTCAATAAAAGTATCAGAAACAAGATCATCTATAAATCCTTCTTGTCCATCAATACTTCGTGCTTCGGAAAGTTTTAATTGATAAAGTTTCTGCATTTGTGTTTGTAAATTAGCACTATTTGTAATTGGATATACTAAATCTACAGCAAGTTTTGCCGTTAGTACATCTACAAACAAAGCATCAAATTGTGTTGTGTCTGTTATTCTTGCAACATATAATATTTTAGCTGTGCTTTCGTTAGTAAGCAAAACTCTACCTTGTGTTGAGTAATTTTCTACTTTAAAAATATAATCTTCATATTCCATACCTAATACTCTTAAACAGTAAGGGTTAGTAGGTAATGCATATTGATATGTAAAACCATATGCAGGTTTGTCTGTTAATTGTGCTAAACTTGCTCTAGTAATTGCAAAATTCCACGGATGCATTCTTAATACAGAATCTCTAGCATCTGCGTAAAATGAATTACACAATCTTGCTCTTTCCGTGTCGTCTGTTAAAGATGTTATAGGATCATCACCCAATCTTCTTAATGCATTTGAACATATTGATACTTCTGTAGCCATTTGGGTAATATATAATAAGGGCGACAAGAAATCAATCTTTATCGCCCTTATCTTTTTTAGTTAATAAACGATTAGTCTACTACATAAAACATTTCTAATGAAATAGTATTACTACCATTTGCACCAGCTAATGTAACTGTAACAGGTAATCCGTCTTGGTTTGCATCAACTTCACTCATAGCTAGTTTAGCCATAGTAGTCGGGAAAGCTGTAACAGCATCTGCTGTTGAAGCCGCCGCCGCTTTATACGCATCTACATCTGCTGAAACCGAAGCCCCTGCTGAAGATGTATGTGCCGCATAACCTACTGATAGTGTTGTAGATGAACCCAATGCGTCATGTCCTAAATATCCCGCAACAATCCTTGCACCGTTAGGTAAATTGAACATTTCGATAGTAGATTGTTCTGCTGATGCTTCGTATGTAGCATAAGCAACTCTAATTCTACCTGCTTGTTCGTTAGTTTTTACCCTTTCAGTCGGATTATTTTGCGACCATTTAGTTTTTTGTACTGAATAAGCCATAATTATTAATCCTCCCTATTATTCGTTACAAGCGATCTCTACCATTTTTTCGTCTTCGATACGAGTAGCACCGATAGTCATAGATAGAAATACTTGTGTTGCATAGTTTTTGTCTGCTCTTTCAGATATTTTTGTTTGAATATCTGCACCTACAGCTAAACCTATTGCGGATTTAGTAAATGCTAGAACCTGTCTGCTTGGTGTAGCATCAGTTCCTAACCTTTCGCTTCTCATGAATTTGAAACCTAAATAGGTATCAATTTGCCCTTGAGCTAACGCTTTAATTGTATTGAAATCAGATGATTTAACTTCTGTAATATTTAAGAAGTCTTGAATCTGATCTGCTGTACAGATCAAGAATCTTTGTTCATCTGGATCAACTTCTGCCGCATCAAGAATCTTTTTAGCTTCTAAAAGTTTAGCTATTGTAAGATTCGCTGATCCGTGGACAATCTTTTGACCAGAAGGTAGAGGTACTGTTGTACCACCAGCTACTCCGCCATAAGCATTTCCTGTTGCCGCCGCAATTATCGCATCATCCATAGCTCTCCCCATTGCATACGCACCTGCTAGTGCATATTCAGATTGTGGAGATATAAGCATTCTCACTTTGTCTTCATTATCAATCAAGTCTGCCCAATCGTAGTCATCCATAGTAACTTTTCTTCTACTATGTGGTGTGTCCATTCTTGGTGTGTCTGAATGTCGTGAAGTTCTTTTTTGAGCCGCTGTTGATCCGATTCTTTCAAAGAAATGTGCTTTCCCTGTAACAGTTTCTGATCTTACAGCTTCTCTTAAACGAGAACCTTTTTGCTGTGCTAGATGAAATACATTGCTCTTATACTGCTCGACAAAAGCAGTTGTTATTTGAGTTGACATATTTTTTATCCTCTAGTTATATCAATTTATAGATAGGGAACATAATACCACAATAGTATTACATTATATCCGTTAAATCGGCTTTTATCCTTACGGGAAACCTTATCATATGCGATATGATCATTCGGAAGTTTAAAGCCAATCACGGCTATCTATTCGTTGTCCTAAAGGGCGAATAAGATAATTAAATTATATCAAATAATTTATCCTTTGCCAAATCTTTTTTCATGTAATTGTTTCATATATTCAACAGCATTTTTATGATCTTTATGCGTTGCGTTATGATAAGCATGAGTTGGATTAGAATAAATACTATCTATTTCAGATTGTGCATCTAATGGAGAAACAGCTAATGTATTGTTTTGTGTGTTTTTAGCCATATCTTCTGTTACTTCTGAACCTAGTCTAGCAAACATTTTAATAACTGCTGGATGATTACCAGCTTCTGTTGTCATTAATTGTTTTATTTCGTCATCACCATATACATCTACTGCTCTTTGTGCGGCTCTAATATTTTTATCATATTCATAACCCCATTCTTTTTTAAGAGCATTTTCAGTATTATCTCTTTCTACTGCCATTCTGCTTGGTTCTTGACTTTTATCGTTATCAATAGTTGACATTTGATAATCAATTAACGCATTAACTTGATCATTATTTAATCCAATTTGATGTGCTACATTTTTAAATTGTGTAACATTTTCATCTTGAAAATATGTTTTATGCGTATCTGGTATATTGATTTGATATTGTTCTGAAGTTTCTGGTCTTCCTAATTTAGAATACAATTCAGTTTTTTCTTCATCAGTTTTAGGTATAGGTATTCTACTACCTAATACTTTTTGTTGATGTACTACTGTTTTTGCAAGACTTTCTATATCTTTAAAATTTTGCAAAGTAGCATCATTTTTTAAGTCGTCTGGTAATGATGATCTCCAATCTTGATTATCACTTCCCGATCCTAATACAGTATTTTCTTGTACAGGATTATCGTTTGTGGTCGTTTGTTCATCAGACATTTTTATCCTCCTTTATTAGATTTATTATTCTGATTAATACCGATCTTTGTCCTTCTCGGTATGATGTTTCATGAGAATCATTTTTTGTATATGAACCTCTATGATAATAAGCCGATTTTAAATCAGCTAATACTTTTTGCCCTTCTGGGCTATCAAAAGTAATTTTGTAAACAGCTTTTATTTGTTTTAAATCTTCTTCTAATTGATTATCCATTAAATCATTTCTTCTTGTGCAATACCCATATCTTCTTGCGTACTTTCCATCATTTCTTGAACTTGTGGGTCTGCCATATCTTTAGCGGCTTTTGCTTGTGATTGCATTGCATCACCTTGTACTTGTTGTTGTTGTGCTTCTGCCATAGCTTGTTGTTCTTCTGCTCTCATTTCTCTCATAGCTTGAACTTCGTCTTTACCTCTTAATACACTTTTTGGAACTCCTAATAATGTACTTCTTAATCTTATAGCTTCATCATGATTAATATTATCCATAATTGTAGGATCAACTTGTACTACATTCATTGCTAAAGTATATAATCTTTCTATTGCAACAGCTTCTTCCATTCTTTGTGAACGAGCAAGTGGGCCAACATATTCAACATCTATTTGTTGTCCTTTAATAACATCTGGTTCTGGTAATAAAGCACCTGCTCTAAACATAATACCAAATGTTCTTTCAATTAATGGATTTAAAAACTCACTTTGAAATCTTCCTAATGTTGGGCCAAGTAATCTTTGCATTAATTCATATCTTACTTGTACTTCTGTAGCTGTCATTTGTGGCCCATCTTGTAATTGTAATTGATCTGAATAATATGCTTGTCTAATTGCTGTTCTTAATTGGTTTTCTTTCATATCAGTTATTTGCCAATTAGAACCTATTTGTAGTGGTTTTATTGCACCATCATTTCTTACTACTGTAATACCAGCAGGTGTCATTCTAACTCTACCAATAACTCCATCATCTTGAACAAGTAATGGTGGATCAATCGCTTTTGCCCATGCTTTTAATCCTATTTCTACTGCTTTATTTAAAGTTTTAATATCTGGTAATGCATTATAACTTGGTGATCTTCCAAATATTTCGCCTGTTGCTTTAGACCATCTAGGTACTAAATATGGAAATTCATTATAACCACCTGTTCTAACTTTCATTTTATCTTCAACACAAACATGACAACTATGTACAGGTAATTTTGTTCCTGTTTCGCCTAATGCTCTTTCATAATCTTCTGTTGGTTCTACTGCGTGTATAAAATTAAATTGTTTATCTGGTTTTTCTTTAGATGCTTCTAAAATTTTTTCACCTATATTTTCTTCTCCAAATTCTTGTATTGCTTGTCTAGCAGTAAGTTTATATTTTCTATAAAGTGTATCTACTTTACCATTTATATTTTCTTGAATAAAATATTCTGCAATATGTAAACAATTAAAATGTATTCCTTCTTTATCAAAACCTTTATTACCTTCTTCTACAAATATTGCACCTGTGCCTATAGAAACTAAATCTAAATATAATTCATGTACTTCTGTGTTAAAATTAGATTCATTAAATGTTTCATACATTCTTTTTGCAGAATCTTCTAACCATAATTGTACTTCTCTATCTTCGTTTAATGTTGTATCTCTTAATTTTAAATGAAACCACGGCAATGATGCAGATGTTAATGTTCCTTGTAAACTAGCCGCTAATAAATTGTTTGCTGTTATAGCTGTACTATCATATAATACTTCAGTTCTTTTTGTACCTTTTGCTCTAACAAAAGTAACATCTGCTTTTCGTGGCATAACATAATCTAATATATCTTGCCAATGATCTTCCCAAGTTTGTCTTTCTGCTTCTAATTTAGAACATCTTTTTTTTATATATTCAAAAGTATTCATTAGTATTTACCTGCTAATACATATTTTTTCTTTTTAGGAAAACCTTTTTTCATATTGCTATAATTTTTAGCAGATACAGTAGAATTTTTTTTACTTCTACTTGTTCCTGCTTTTTTTCGTTTATTTATATTTTCGTATAAACTCATTACACTTTTTTTCCACCTAACAAAGATGATGATGTAGTAGCTTCATCTTCAACACCTTTACCAGATGTAAGAATTGTACCATACATACCTTTTTTCTTTGTTCCAATCATTGCTGTTTTTTCTTTGGCTAATTTTGCTTCTGCTTTATCTGCCGCTTCTGTAACAGAATTATCTATTGGTGGTGGCATTTGTGGTTGTGATTTTCCGCCCATATTATTTTAATCCTTTTTTATCCATTTACATTCTTCTTTTAGCATACCATATAAGGCCGCATCAACAAATTTTCCGTCTATTTGCATGACCTTTCTTACTATACCTTCTTTTGTCCATCCTGTTCCCGACAAAATTCGTTCATTGCGTTCATAACCATTTCTACATACTGCGGTCATTCTTCCACATTTAATTTGTCTAAAACCATAGTCAAAGACATATCTTATATGTTTTCTGGTAAATAATCTAGGAGTTTCTAATGCTAGGTGGACATAGATGTTATGGCCGTCAAAATCTGTAAAAAGAAAACCACCTAATATTTTATTGTCTTCAACAAATCCAATGTAAGAAAATTTATCTCCTATATCAGCAGATATGTAGCATTTTTTTTTAAGATACTCTCCAATCGGCTTTCGCCAACTGTCGTCAGTAACTGTTTGAATCATTTAGACTGTCGTTTTTTTCTTTTTAACATTTCCGCCAAGTACAGTTTTAGAAACATTTGCTTCTTCTTCTACACCAGATGAACCTGTCATAATAGTAGAACCGCCATACCCACTAGCCGCCAAAGTAGATTGTTTTGATACTGCTGGTGCTTCTGCTTGTGTTTGAGGTGCAGTAGCCGCAACAGGTGCTTGTTGTTGCACCACTACTTGCGGTGGTTTTCTAAATATTCTTGTGATTGCTCTTACAAATCCGCCCATATGTCCTTTCCTTAATTAAATACATTAAATTCAGAATCAGTTTGTATTTGTAAAGGTTGATAATTTTTAACTCTTGCTTTTCTTAATGACATAACACAATATCTCATTGCAGATATTACATCATCATGTGCAGGAACTATTTTACCATCTTTTCTATGATACATCCTTAATTCTTCTAGTAGTTTACCTTGATTTTTAAAGATTTTCAATCTTTTAGTTTGCATTCTAGTTAATATTTCCATAATTCCAGCTTCTACAGAATTTCCACCTGTACCTTCTTTCATTCCATTAGCTGGTGGATTACTAAAATGTTCACGCAACATATTTACATTTTCTCGTTTATATTGATCTGTTAAATTTTTTCCCGATCCTTTATCTGCTTGTCTTCCATCCATTGGCCATACTACAGGAATCCATTTGCCTTTTGCATTAATTGCAGATGCATGAACAGGTACAGTTTCTTGACGCATAGCATAACAATCATAAACATATACTGTATCAGTATCTCTATCCCATGCTATCCACACAACAGCAGTAGGGTGATCCCAACCAAAATCTATTCCACACAATCTAGGCCAATGTTGAGGTATATCTATTGGATCACACAATATATCTTCTTCTGCAATAGGAAATACTAAACCAGAACCTAATTGTGGTATTCCTCTTTCTCTCATTTTTCTTTCATGTGGTGGTAATGCAGATAATATTTGTTCTCTTATTGCTTTAGTCATATGTGGTGCATCATCCCAAGTAGCTTGTATTAATGCTTGGCCTTCTTTTAAATTATTTACAAATTGTGCAACAGTTTCTGTCATTCCTTGTTCTGGTGTAAATGTCATAAATACAATTCCACCTTTGTCTGCTGTTCTTGTTAATGCTTGTGAATAAATACCTTGTGGTGGTTCTTCGTCTAACCAAATAACATCTAACGATTCACCCATCCATTTTTCTTTACCCATTTCATATGCTTTAAATCCAATTCGTGAATATCCACCAGATTTATGTTTTACTACTAATGAGTTTAATGCATTTGGTACACCAGCTTTTCTAACTGTGTTTCCTATATCATTTAATGGAATTGATCCTGTACCATGTGCAGATGGATCGTCTGGTTGGCCGACAAGTTCTTTTTGGCAAACATCCCTAGTTGTTTCATTTGAAACTCCCCCTACCCAAGCACGAATAGGTTTATTAAATCGTTTACCATCCCACCATGTAGGGTACTTCCCTGTCGCATGATATGCAATTTCCATTGCCCCGCTAAAAGACTTGCCGACCCTATTTCCTGCCATAAGCAATCTTTGTTGTGCTTTGGCATTGTGAAATTTTTTTTGGTAATCGTATGGCTTGTAAGCAGATAATCTATTTGTTGCTTCTCGCCTTTCCAATTCTTTTGCTATGGCTACAGCTTTTTCCAAATTGTCTTCCATATTACTGTGATAATGGATTGCTTGAATTTACTTT